ACGGCGTGTTCCTGCGCGAGAGCGGGTTCCAGTATTTCCCGGCGCTCTGCCCGCGTTGGTCCGTGATCGGTGGCGACATCTACGGCAACAGCCCTGGCATGGAGGCGCTCGGAGACATCAAGCAGCTCCAGCACGAACAACTCCGCAAGGCGCAGGCCATCGACTACCAGACGAAGCCGCCTCTCCAAGTGCCGGCGTCGATGAAGAACCGCGACGTGGAAACGCTCCCAGGCGGCGTGTCGTACTACGACGGCCAGTCCAACGGGATCAAGACCGCGTTCGAGGTGAACCTGAACCTTCAGTATCTGCTGAATGACATCATGGACTGCCGCGAGCGCGTGCGTGGTTCGTTCTACGCGGACCTGTTCCTGATGCTCGCCAACACCCCGAACACCCGCATGACGGCCACCGAGGTCGCCGAGCGCCACGAGGAGAAGCTCCTCATGCTCGGGCCTGTCCTCGAGCGACTGCACAACGAGCTGCTGTCCCCGCTCGTGGACATCACGTTCACGCGCATGGTTGCTGCCGGCGCACTGCCGCCCGCACCGCAGGAATTGCAGGGAATGGACCTGAACGTCGAGTTCGTGTCCATGCTTGCGCAGGCGCAGCGTGCCATCGGCACCAACGCCGTGGACCGTTTCGTCGGCAACCTCGGTGCCATCGCCCGCATGAAGCCGGACATCCTGGACAAGTTCGACCAGGACCAGTGGGCCGACGTATACGCCGACATGCTCGGCGTGGACCCGTCGCTCATCATCGCCGACAAGGAAGTCGCGGTCCTGCGCGATGCCCGCAATCAGGCGATGGCCGCGAAGGAACAGGCTGCCGCAATGCAGCAGACTTCGCAGAGCGTCAAGAACATGGCCCAGTCACCGACTAACAACCAGAACGCGCTCACTGACGTGATGAACATGTTCTCGGGGTACGGCTCGCCGTCTGGTGTTGAGGTCTAACAGTACCCGTAAGCATTAGCCACAGGGATACAGTCCCGCCGTGAGCAACTACGACCCCCTCGACCTGCGGGGCCAAGAGCGTGACCGAGCCAACAAAGAGCTTCGTGATCGCCTTGACCGACAGAACGAGGAGGCCGACGTGAAGTGGCTCATGTCTAGCAAGCGCGGCCGACGCATTGTGTGGCGGCTGCTGGACCAAGCGGGCGTGTTCCGAACTTCCTTTAACACCAACGCGATGTCGATGGCATTCGCGGAGGGTGGCAGGAACTACGGGCTACGGATGCTCGGCATGGTCCACGCGCTCTGCCCGGATCAGTATCCGGCAATGATGAAGGAACAGGCACACGATGAACGAACCAACGATGATGGAAACGGCTGAAACCAACACTACAGCCGCTCCCGCATCTAGTGCTACCGCAAGCATTTCGGCGACGGCCGAGAAGCTGTACGGTGGCGAGCAGAAGGCAACCACGACCCAGGGCCAGCAAGCCGCAGATGCGGCCGCTGCCGGCAAGGTTCCTGAAGCCAACGACGCCAAGGCCGCCGAGGCACCCGCCGACGCCAAGCCGACCGCGCCGGAAACCTACGAGTTCAAGGCACCGGAGGGTCGAGCATTCGATTCCGAGGTCATTGCCGAGTACTCGAAGGTGGCGAAGGAACTGAACCTGTCGCAGGAAGCCGCGCAGCGCGTCCTTGACGCAGTCGGCCCCAAGCTGGCTGAACGTCAGGCGGCGCAGATCGAGGCAGTTCGCAACGGATGGTCCGACAGCAGCAAGGCCGACAAGGAGTTTGGCGGCGAGCGTCTGTCGGAGAACCTGTCCGTGGCGAAGAAGGCGCTCGATGCGTTCGGCACCACCGAACTCCGCAGCCTGCTCAACGAGTCCGGCCTCGGGAACCACCCGGAAGTAATCCGGTTCATGTTCCGCGCCGGGAAGGCGATCAGCGAGGACAGCATGGTCACGGGCACCAAGGGCGAGGCCAAGTCGGCCGGACCCCGCTCGTTCAATGACCTCGCCGACGCCATGTACTCCTCCAGCACCTAAACCCACGAAAGGGAACAAGCAATGGCAACTATTACTGCTAACAACCTGACGCTCGCCGATTGGGCGAAGCGCACCGATCCCGAGGGCCGCGTCCCGGTCGTCGCGGAACTCCTGTCCCAGACCAACGAGATCCTCGAGGACTGCGTCTTCAAGGAAGGCAACCTCCCCACGGGCGACCGCGTCGTCATCCGCACCGGCCTGCCGGCCGTGTACTGGCGCGCCCTCAACCAGGGCATCCCGAACAGCAAGAGCACGACTGCCCAGGTCGATGAAGCCTGCGGCATCCTCGAGGCTCGCAGCGAGGTCGATAAGGATCTCGCCATGCTGAACGGCAACACCGCTCAGTTCCGTCTGTCCGAAGACGTGGCCTTCCTCGAGGCCATGAATCAGACGCAGGCGACCACGCTGTTCTACGGCAACCCCGCCACCGATCCGAAGCAGTTCCTCGGCCTCGCGCCGCGTTACTCTGACATTGGTGCTAGTTCTCCGAACAACTCGCAGAACATCCTGTCTGCTGGTGGTGCTGATGCGACCGCGAACACTTCGATCTATCTGGTGGTTTGGGGTGACAACACCGTCTACTGCCCGTTCCCGAAGGGTTCGACCGCTGGCCTCATGCACGAGGATCTCGGCGAGCAGACCGTGTATGACGGCAACAACCGTCTCCAGGCTTACGCCACCCGTTACCAGTGGAAGAACGGTCTGGTCGTGAAGGACTGGCGTTACGTCGTGCGAGTCTGCAACATCAACACGACCCACCTGATGAGTCAGGACAACACCCAGTCTTCGAGCGTATCCACTGCCATCATCAAGATGATGAGCCGCGCTCTGTATCGCATCCCGAACATGGCGATGGGTCGCGCCGCGTTCTACATGAACCGCACCGTCCACAGCGGCCTTGCGATTGCTGCGCTCGATAAGAGCCAGGCAGTCCTGAAGGTCAACGACGGTCTCTCGCAGTTCGGCACGCCGTACAGCTGGCTGACTTTCCAGGGCGTTCCGTGCCGCAAGGTTGACGCGATCATCAACACCGAAGCCGTGGTGAGCTGATAGCTCCCATCAACAAGAAAGAAGGAACTCACCATGATTCTTGATAATCTCCTCGTTGTGTCTGGAACCGTCCCTGCGACTGGTGTTGCCACCGGACAGGCGGCGCTTCCTGTTTCCGGTACTCCCGTTCTTTCGACCGACACGATTGACCTTTCGGTCGCCCGTGACATCGGCGAAGGCATGGACCTGACTATGAACTTCACGTGCGTTGCGGCATACAACACCCTGACCTCGCTGACGTTCGAGATCATTGGCGCAACGAACGCTGCTCTTTCGAGTGGCGTGACTGTGATCGGTTCCTCTGGACCCGTTCCGCAGGCAAGCCTCACCGCAAACGCGCAGTTCTCTGTGCGTTTCAATCCGCAGCTCCTGTCTACCGGACAGCGGTACATCGGCGCTCGGTACACCACGGTCGGAAGCACCCCGACCACCGGCAGCGTGTGCGCTTACGTCGTCATGGACATCCAGGACGGCCGCAAGTTCTACGCCTCCGGCTTCTCGGTGATCTGATAGGAGACTTCGATGGCAAAGGTCAAGGCAAAAGTCGTCTGTTTCGTGGACAACCATTATCGCAACGAAGGCGATGTTTTCCAGTACAACGGTTCGTTCAACGGGAATCTGGAATACCTGGATGTTCCCGAGCAGAAGCCAGAGGAAGATCAGCACGCTCGCAAGGTGCGGAAGCCTCGAAACACTGTGACCGAAGCATCGGAGTGAGCTTGTAACGAGTTAGTGAACAGGGAGGGGCGTCGGCGGGAAACCACGGCGCCCCTCCCTTCCTACGGGAGGCACGTATGGCATCGGTCGTCGAGATATGCAACCTCGCGCTCGCGCACCTCGGCGACGACGCCACCGTCGCAAGCATTGATCCGCCGGAGGGATCAGCACAGGCAGAGCACTGCGCCCGGTTCTACCCGGTCGCACGTGACATGCTCCTCCAGATGCATACGTGGTCGTTCGCATCGCGGCGCGTCAGCCTCGCGCAGGTGACGATGCCGTACACCATGTGGAAATACGCATACGCATGCCCTGGCGACATGATGACCGCCGTGGCCGTGCTGCCGCCCGAAGCAGAGAATGATTACACCGTGCGTGCGTATCCCGCCGACCGCTACGGTTTCGGATGGACGAACCCGCCCATCACGACCGCCGGCGTGTACGTGCCGCAGGAATACGTGATCGAGACGGACACGCTCGGGAACAAGATCATCTACACGAACCAGGAAACCGCGCTCCTGCGCTATCAGGCGCTTGTGAGCGACCCGACCAAGTTCGACCCGCTGTTCACCATCGCATTGTCGTGGCAGCTCGCGTCGTTCCTTGCCGGCCCGGTCGTCAAGGGTGAAGAAGGCGCACGGCAGGGGCAGCGATGCTTGCAGATGGTCGCCATCTACCTTGGACAGGCACGCGCATCCGATGCAAGCCAGCGCGACGTGAAACCCGGTCACATCACCTCCTGGATCTCTGGACGCTGACATGGCGCTTACCCGAACCTACACGCGGTCATTTGCTGGCGGCGAAGTGTCGCCCGAGATGTGGGGCCGGATTGATGACGTGAAGTTCCAGACTGGCGCTGCAAAGTTGCTCAACTTCGTTGCGCTTCCGCAAGGTCCAGCAGAGAACCGACCAGGCACGGCATTCGTGCGCGAGGTGAAGGACAGCACGAAGCGCACGCGTCTGATCCCGTTCACGTTCAGCACTACGCAGACGCTGGTGCTCGAGCTTGGCGCGGGGTACTTCCGATTCCACACGCAGGGCGCGACGCTCGGTCCTGGTACGCCTGCCGCATACAACGGAGCGACACCGTACACGGTCGGCGCTCTCGTCTCGTCTAGCGGCGTGAACTACTACTGCATCGCTGCAACCACGGGCAACGCGCCGCCGAACGCAACGTACTGGTATCCGCTGCCGGCGGGGATCTACGAGATCCCGAATCCCTACGCCGAGGCTGATTTGTTCGACATCCACTACGTGCAGTCGGCCGACGTGCTGACGCTCGTACACCCAAACTACGCACCGCGTGAGCTGCGCCGGCTGGGGGCGACCACGTGGACGCTCACGACGATTTCGTTCTCTTCGAGCGTGTCAACTCCCACTGGGTTGACGGCCACGGCAAACCGCGGCGAGTCGATCAACATCACGGCGTTCACGGCTGCCAACCCTGGCGTGGCGACTACCGTCGGGAACCACGGACTGAGC